AGTTTATTAAATTCAATCAAGGTGCTTGTTTCTCCTTGGCAAAAAGGTTTTACATGTGGTATTGTAATGGATAGTAGGTCCAAAATGTCCACAGAAGAGTACGAATTATGTTCTACGATAGCTAGAGGCATGATAAAAATGGCAACCAGTGACCCACATTCAACGTTTCTGTGGGGTTTACGTGGATTTGCCGATGACAAGAAAAGCAATGAAAAAGATCTTAGTATTAATTCTATTGCAGAATTTGATACTGATGATAATATAGTTGATTTTCTTGAATATTTAAAAATGAAACGTGATAAGGAGTTAAATTAATGGCAACACATGTTGTAATAGGTGACCCTCATTGCACACCTAAAGCAAGCAATGAAAGATTTCTGTGGGCAGGTAGACTAGCAGCAGATGTAGGGGCAACTCATATTATTTGTATGGGAGACTTCTGTAGTATGGATTCTTTATCATCATATGATAAAAAGAAAAAATCATTTGAAGGTAGAAGATATAGAAAGGACATGGAACATTCACATCAAGCATTAGCTATGTTTAATAAAGGTTTAGGAAAACATAAAGCTAAAAAGATTATGTTGCATGGTAATCATGAGGATAGGATTGATAGATTTGTAGATGAAAATCCAGAACTAGATGGTACTTTAAAAATTAGTGATTTAAATTTTAAAGCATTTGGTTGGCAAGAAGTGCCATATAAATCTAACAAGGTGATTGACGGTATATATTATGCACATCATTTTCCCTCTGGTATATTAGGTAGTGCAATATCTGGTGAAAATATTGCAAGAACACTATTGACAAAACATAAAGTTTCTGCTACAGTAGGTCATAGTCATTTATTAGATTATGCTACATCTACATTACCAAATGGTAAAAAGTTACATGCATTATCTGCAGGATGTTATTTAAATCATAAAGAACATTTTGCTAGAGATACACAGCATATGTGGTGGAGTGGTATAATTGTAAAACGTAATGTACAAGGTGGTCATTATAATATAGAAACTATTGACTATAATACAATTAGGAGAGAATATGGCAGAAGATAAATCTTGGAAAGATTATGTGTTTGAAGTACCAATAGATGGTAAAAGAACATACAGATATGAAAAAGATCATAGTCATGATATGTCTTATGAGAATGAAAGAAAACATGATAATGTTCATTCACCTTCTCATTATAAACATGGTAAAAAAGAAACTATAGAAGTTATACAAGATTGTATGACAGATGATGAGTATCATGGATATTTGAAAGGCAATGTTTTGAAGTATGTATCTAGATATAAATTTAAAGGTGAACCTTTGCAAGATTTAGAAAAAGCTAATTGGTATCTAGGTAGATTAATAATGGAGGTAAAAACAAATGGGTCAAGTTAAACAAGCAATAATAGAAGTAGAAGATTTTGTAGCAGGTTGTTTGCGTCAAGGTAGAACCTTAAATCAAACAATAAGAGATTGTAAAGAACACTACGAAAAACCTACTACACTAAATCCGTATTTTAGTGATGATGATTTAATAGAAGATAAATACTATCAATTTAAGGGGGTATGGTAATGGATAAAAATTTTTATGATGCGTTAAAAAAGAAGTATGAAGCAGATATAGCTTCAGCAAAAGCTACTGCTTGGGTTTACTTTGATAAACCTGTAGCAATAGGTGAGCATCCACAATTTCTAGATGAATTAGATAAACTAATAGATAAAATTGCAACGTCAGAAGAAAAATTAGAAATACTAAAAAGACATTTTGACGATACAATACCATTTTAATAGGAGGATAGATGGCTGATAAGAAAGAAGAAAACCAACAAAAAGTAGAACCTCGAACATATCTTATAACATCAGAACAACTGATGGATATTATGAGATATCTAATGACAAGACCTTATGGTGAGGTAGTAAAACTAATGAGTTCTTTGTCACAATTAAATCAACTTGACCCAAGAGTTAGTGCGGATTTTGTTAAAAATCCACAAGGAGAAACTGATGCCAGAAAAAAATAAAACTGATAAATTTACAGGCATTTTATTTGAATTAAAGATTGGGTTAAATAGAGAAAATGCTCTTGTAATTGATTATGGTGGTAAGCCTGTTGCTAAAATTAGAGAAGCATTGAAAGGATATCCATATCATGGTAATCTATGTGCAGCCGTTATTAATCATGCTAATTCTGTAGGAAGAAAATTAGAAGGTGAGATTAAAGAACTTATCCAAAGAGTTTAGATATTACTTCTGGCATAATCCTATCATGGATAGATTAGAAAGATATGCCAGTAAAATAAGTAACTGGTTTTGGCTTAAGAGATGGGGTGATCGTTCATTGTATCGAAGAAGCCAAAAAAAAAGGCACTCCGACTAATGACGGAATGCCTGTGTTGCCTGGGGGAAGTCTATTAATTTAGGCTTCCCTTTAATAATCTTGGTCAGCAAATTTAAAATCTACGTTTTCTTGAAACTTAAAATTTGTGCCTTCATTTTTCATTCTGTTTAATTGATTAATAAATACTTTATTTAATTGCTGTAGTGCATCAGATTTTGTAGCACTAAACTTTCTACCAACTCTGTTATTATAAGAATCTGTCCTTGTTGCATCCATGTATTTAGGAATATTACTTATTTCATTTCTACCTGTAATAACACCTTTACCAAATGAAAATGCATCTTTAATTTCTTTACCTGTTCCTAATATAGCAGCCATTGTAGGTCCTCTTTTATTTGACTCTATAGCAGAAAATGCTGCATGTCTATAAGCATCTAATACACTTGTTAGTTTAGGTAAATTAGGATCAGGGCTTTTTTGCATACCTACAAGATTATTATTATCATCTCTTGTAAAATCATAGCCTAAATCTTCTAATAAAGTTTGAAATGATTTTGTATTATCAGTAGGTTTTGTTCTATATGCACTAAGATATTCACTCATACCAAGTGCACTAGCTGTTTGTTTATATACATTTTCCATTATTGCATGCCTTTCATTTGTAAATCTAAAGGTTTTCTTTTTGGTAATATTGGATTTAGTATATCATTTACTCTACTTCTATATACACTATTTAAAAATTGTGTATAGTCTGATTTTTCTGCATAACTACTCATAGCATTAAACATACTTTCTACAGGTTTATTTTCATTTATTGCTTTTCTTACACCATCATATGCACTTCCTGTTTTCATTAAATTTATAAAAGCTCTAATGCTATCTTTTGGTGTTTCATATCTTGCTAATTTAGATCCACCTTTTGTAGGTAAAAAATCATCGCCTTCACTAGGGTGGATACCAAAAAAATTATTAGCTTTTTTAGCAGTTGATGCCCCATCAAATTCCATATTACCAGTTTCTGCTGTAGCAACTGTTAATATAAAACTATTTGGAATAGAATATTCGAAAGAATCTTTTCCATATTCTTCTTTTACTTCACGTATATCATTAAGAAAATTTCTAATCTTTGTATCATCAGCCATTGCAGTACCTATTAAAATTAAACTAGCAATTCCAAGCACGAAGTGCTTTATTAATTCTTGAATTTGGATCATTAGCAGTTTTAGCAGAAGTTAATTTTTTCTTCATACCTTTCATCCTCGCACAAAAACTAGCACGTCTTTTATTTCCTACTTTTTTACTAGGGGCTTTTAAGTTACCTCCAGTTGCACGATTGTATGAATCTCTACCTTTTTGATTAAGGCCACCTTTAGGATTCTTACCTTCTTTTCTTTGCCATGCTGGTGTCTTTGCCATTATTTTTTACCTTTAACTGTCATTGCTGCACGTTTAAATTGTGCAGCAGTGGGTGCACCTTTAGCACCTTTCTTTCTCATTTTTTCACCACGCTTTCTTTTAGCATGGATATTAGCATAAAGTCCTTTTCTCATTATACTTTCTTTGCTAATTTTTTATTTATTTTTCTTTGTACTGCTTCTGGTAACTTAGAAAAACCTTTGTGTTTTTTAGGCACACTTTTTTTCTTCATACCATTTTTCATACCATTTTTCATTTTCATACCATTTTTCATCATTAGCTGTATCTCCTATATTTAGCTGTTTTTTTTGCAATTGCTTTTGGTTGCCTCACATGTTGTTTGCCCTTTTTTGTTCCTTGGCGTTTTGCTCTTGTCGTTGCCGCATACTCTGCAGATGACATTGCCTTTATAGCTTTTTCTGGTAAATATCTTTCTCCAGTTTCTGATGATTTTTTGCCAGATTTTGTTCGCCATTTTTGCTTGCTCCACGCTTTTAAACTTCTTTGACTCTTTGCGAGTGCCATTACGTTTTTCTCCCTTTTCTTATGCTTTCTTTTCCTTTTTTAAATATAGATGCTACCTGTGTTTTACCCATAACCTTTGCTCTTTGTTCACCTACAGTCAATATCTGTATTTTCCTTGCAAATGGTTTAGATATCTTTTTAACTTTTGCAACAGTCTTACGAGCATCAGCAGGAGTCGCAAACTTAATTCCAACAGTATCTTTAGGATTCTCATCTGTATAAAGTCTCCTACCAGATCCTTTTGGTTTTTTACCTGTACCTACTTTAGGATCTCTTTTTTTTGCCATAAGATTTCATTTCTTTAATATGATTCTCAATAACTTTACTTTGTTTTTTATGTAAAGCTGATGCTTTCTTTAATGCTTTAGCAACTTTTTTTATTTTCTTAACCATGTTTATATTTATCTCTCCAATAATTTTTTCTTTGTAGTAATCTAACTTTATATTCTAAATCAGTAATACCTAATATTTTTTTAATAAAAGTTATCATTACTTGTAACCACCACCAGCTGCCTTGTATTTTTTAGCTAGCATCTGGGCTTTTCTTGCTGACCATTGTCCAGGCTTTCCGCCCTTTGATCCAGCCATGATAGAGTTAAACATTCGTTTTCTCATACCAGGTTTTGTATAGTTGCCTGCTTTATTTACTGTGCTTTTCTTCTTCGCCATCTTTTATCTCCTTATAATCATAATCATAACTGCCTTCTTCATTTTCATCAGTTATCCATTTAGATGTATCTTCTACAGACCATATTCTAGTATTAACTAGTCTGTGTATGAGAGGTTTGCTAGGGTCAGCTGCCATAGAAGGATCAAATATTCTTAATCTATTATTAGGTTGTATAGCATAATTACCATCATCTAACTCTATAACATGACCACATTTGTGTTGATCTGGTTTTTCTGCATAACCAAAATCTAATTCATTATAATCACCTGCACACCAATCTATTGTAAATAAATATGTGCCTTCTCTTTGTTTTTTTCTTCTAGATGTATAAGTCATTTTACATCCTTGTAATTGATAAAATCTAGTAACACTTACATTATAACTAAATGAATCCCATAACATTAATTCATTTAAGGGTAATTCTTTTACACCAGGTTTTTTACAGAATGCAGATACAGGTGCTCTCCACCAAATGCCACCATCAGTCATCATGTAATGAAATAAAGGTACTTGTTTTGGTATAGATGTAAAACCAAATACAACACACTCAAAGTATTTATCATGAGAATCTTTTTGATCTCTTAGATAATTACCTCTTACATAACATTCTATTGGCGGTATATTAGCGTTTAAATACATATTTTAATCCTCTAATTTTTTTAAGTTATATTTTTTTCTATTATATATTTTTTTACTATTTAATCTGTGTTGCCTAAATCTTGCATCTCTTAGCATCTTTGCAAAATTATTCAGATAAGATAATCTTTTTAATACTCTTTTCACCCATGTATACTTCTGTTTCTGCCTTACCTTGCCAGCATTTATAAGACACTGATTCAGAATATTGCCGTTCTGCTATACGTTTTGCACGAAGACAAGAAGCCATATTATCTTGTATTCTATGCTCTTTAATCTCTCCATTTATAAACATTAATAATCCTACTACAGCTTCTATCATTGTGTTTTACCATTTGTATAGCCAAGATCTCTGTTAGCATCTTTTAATTTTTCTATATCTACTAAAACTTTATCCATTTGCTTTGTTAAAAATTCTATATTTACTTTGTTTAATGCCATTGACTCAATATGTTTATTTAAACGATCAGTAGTTTTATATAAATCCTCCAACATCATGTATTGCTCAGAATCTGCGGGCAGTGAGCCCATTTGTCCACGAGGCCATTTAATTCTAAACTCTGTGTTTTGTTCAACGTCTTGTTCCATTATTTTTATTTTAGTATCTGCAATATTAATACGTTCTACAATCTGAAAGTAGCCCATAGTGCCAAGTGCTACGATTACAATCAAACTAGCAACCGTTTTCATAGGCATCTGCACAGCAGCCGATTCAGATATTGATAAAGGTTTATTACTCATTTCTTTCTCCCCATGTAATGATCACCTGGTTCATAATTCCATTTCTTACCATGGTGTCCTCTTATATCAGCATACCACATTCTTAATTTAACAACCCATTTAAAAAATTTAGTTGGTTTAGTCATTAATTAAGTATTCTCCTCTTCCATATTTTCTAAGCAAACAAATTTTACATATAGTTCATTTTTATTTATTTGCTCTGGACCAGATGCTTTTAAAAATTCCAAAGATTGTTCATAACCTGCAATCATACAGTCATTCCAACTACTATACTGTAGACCAGTATGCATTGGTGGCATGCAAGTGGATTGTATTGCTGAACATAAAATAAGTATTAAGGACAATTTCATTATTGCCAGCTAAACAGCCAAGCAACAAATCTATCCCAAAGATTCTTTATTTTCTCTTTTATCTTTTTGATCATAGTTTTTCTCTACCTTGTTAAGTTTGTTTTCTAATTCTTTAATTCTTTTATTTGCTTTTTCTAAATCTTCATTAGTATGTTCTAATTTTTGTAAACATCTTTTATTAGCTGAATCTTTAGATTTACCAGCATCTTGTAGTTCTGCTACTTCTTGTCGAAGTATACGGATTTGATCTTTGTATTCCGTTATCAGTTCAAAACTGTTTTCAGACATTATTTTTTTCCGTTACGGAAGATCTGTGTACCCTTAATACCATAAATGCTCGCTACGACAAGAATCCACAAATTTGTGAACCATGACGGAAGCTGTGAAAACATATCGAAAAATAATTTTACTTTGTCCATCGCAGTTGGATCATCCGATATGACTGCCCAAGCAAGCACCAACACGGGCAAACTTAGAATTATCAAAACTGCCTCGTCTTTCCAGTCTGACTGTCGGGCTTCTAGGAGTTTACCTTGGTAAGATTCCTCACCCTTGGCCATCTTAATAGCATGCATGTGTTGTGCATCTGCCATAGCCATTTTTGTTTCTTGACGTTTTTTATAAATATGTGTGCCAGCATTTAATGCTAGCTTTGCTAAACTAAACCAAGCCATTTTCCTCCAACCATTTAGGTACATCAAATGATGGACATTTCTTTTTATCCTCAACTTGATAGTGTCCTATTATTTTTTCTATGTTGTATTTTTCTTTTAATCTTAGTAATATACTTTTCAATGTTTCAAATTGTTCTGGTAAGAAATTATCTTCCCATCCCATATCAACTGTACCACCACCGACTAATGCTACACCTATTGATGTACCATTAACCTGTACTGCATGAGCACCTACAACATCTTCATCTCTTCCAACTTGTAATGTGCCATCTCTTTTAATTAAGTAGTGATATCCAATAGTATCAAAGCCACGATTTTTGTGCCATTGTGTTACTTTATCTACACCAAAATCCATATCTGATGGAGTTTGTGTGCAATGTATTACTATTATATCTGTTTTCTGTCTTTTGTCCATTAGTAAAATAGTCCTATTAGTGTTAGTATTGTCGCCCCTAGCCCGCCCAGTATTGCATATAGTAGCTTATCTACCTTCCCATGCAACTTATCCACATCTTCATGCAAATGCTTAAGATGATTATTTTTTATTTGTGAAACTTCTCTTTTTAACCCAGTTATATAACCATACAATGATATTAAGTGCTCACTTGTAGTTTTGGGTTGCTTGGCCATTTTAGTTGCTCCAACCATGACTTAGAGTTTCATTTCTAAGTCTTTGTATTCTTTCATTAGCTGTTAAACTTCTAGTGTTTTTTTGAAGTCTTTGTAAGATAGTTGTATTCATAAGCTGTGATCTATTAATTATTCTTTCGAATATTTGTTCATATGTTAAACCAAACTTCATTAGTTTATCTACTAAATATAAAGGTACAAATCCATCTTTCATTAGATGATGTGCACCTGCTACAAGATAAGAACTAATATCATCTCTTAAGTTAGACTTTAATCTTGTTGCTACATATACAAGTTTAAGAGCTTCTTTTTCATCTAGTGAATATGCTGATAATGTTCTTGCTCTCCAATCACCAAATGTTCTAATAACTTCTCCTCTACCTCTTTTAAATGGATCTCTTTGTGGACCATAGTTAGGATATTTAAATACATCTTCTGATTCATTTTTTAAACTCCAAAACTTCCAATAATTAACTGGATTAGGTATACCCATATAATATGCTTCTACAGCTCCTTGCATAGACGTAGGTACACCTGATTGTAACCATTGGACATATGCTTCACGTTTTTCATATGGATCATCACTAGTTAAACTTTTAACTAATAAATTAAATGATGATGGTATAAGACCTCTACCTTTACCTACTTCAAAAGGTCTAATAGGATTTAATCCTAAAAAATCTAATGCTGGAACACTAACTAAATCTTGTACAGATACACCAGGTGCTGCTAGTGTAGCAGTTAAGTCAACATCTAGTGCAGCTGAAGGTATACCATATTTAACTACGTTAGGTATATCACTTGTCAACATTAATTCTGTTAATGATGGTAACGGCTTACCTGTAATTTTTTGTATAGTTGGTGACATTTTTTCTAAAATAGTTTCTGCAGTTTGATAACCTATTACACCAAATACACCTGCGGCAAAAACCATTTGAGTCATAAATGCAACTAATCCTGCATCAGGTATAGGATCTTTAAAACCTTTTATTCTACGACCTTTAACAGCATACTCTGCAAGTTGTGATAAGTAGTTATGTTGGAATGTTTTAAATAAACCAAAAGGTTTACCTATTGCACCCATACCTCTAGCACCATAAATGCCTGGCTGTTCTAAATAATTATACTCAACCATATATTTATTTGCAAGATAAGCTGCATTTTCTAATGAGTATTGTTTAGATTTTCCAGCTGATTTAAATAAATTGTAAAACATTAATGATGCATTAAGTCTACTAACTTGTTCTACTTTACCACTAACATCTTGTAATGTTAATACTTTTAAAAGTCTATTATAATCAAATACTTTTCTACCAAAAGGATCTTTAAATTTTTTAAATTCTTTTGCACCTAATAGTGGTTTTAATCCTGCTGATGCTTCATTTAAAAATTTTTGTTCTACAACATTATTTCTATACATATACTCAATTACTTCTTTCATTTCTTTATTAGGAAAGAATAAATCTTTAAATGCTTTTACTTGAGATAATGCTACATTACCCTTATCAAAACCTGAATATTTTAAATCCATTAACTTAGGAAATATCATATGATATGGTTGTAATGCTTGTGATAATATAAATCTCATATTACCAAACAATAGTTTAAAGTTTAGAGTAACTTGGTTTGCACCTCCAAGAAACTTAGCTAAACCACTTTGACCAATATAATCAGATCCTATTTGTTCAAATTTTTCTATAAATTTATTAGTGCTTAATTCACCATACGCATTTTGTTTTAATTGTTCTGCTAAATTTTTTGCATTTGGATATACTTGTGCAATTGTTTTTCTGCTACCATCTGCTGCAATAACAGGTTCATTCATGATTCTACCAAATTCACGATTAAAATCTAATCTATCAGCAGCTCTTAATCCACCTTTGATATAAGTAAGAATAGCACTTTCAAAATCTCTAGATTGTTTTAAATTTAAATTTTTATCTTTTCTAAGTGATTTTAAAAAAAACTCTCTAGCATTTAATTCACTACCTAAAAATCCTTTTACACCTTGCCTTTGAATAGAAAACTTTTTAAATCCTGTTTGTTGTCTTGCTTTATCAATAGCTTCTTGGTATTTAATAAATGCACTTTCAGTTAAATCATAGTTTTCAAATAATCTATTAAATGCACTTAGTTGTTCTGTACCAATAGGTTCTTTATTTATTTTACCTATCTGCACAATATAGTCACCATCTTTAACTTTAGTATTATAACTTTTAGAATCTTTAAGAACTGCACCATACTCTTGTTGAAAATATTTAGCTATTGCATTTGCAGATGCTTTATTACTAGCACCTATTGCAGTATCTACTTGATAACCTTTTTTACCTTTCCAAGTTTTTAAGAATACTCTAAAGTCACCTTCAAATATATGTGGTAGATAATTAGGTATTTTTTCTATAACTGTTGCACCATTATTATCTTTATTATTTTTAACTGATGCATTGTATGTATCTACTACTTTATCAACTGCACCACGAATACCACGATACATTCTAATTTCTTGTTCATCCATTTTGTACTTTTCTTTTAATTCTTTATTAGTTACTTCATATTTAAAGTAACCTTCTTTTAAAGGTACAAATGGATTTTTGCCAAGAATATTATTTATCTCAGCATCTATTTCCATTTTATTACTTTCAGTTCTACTTTGCTGTAAGTCTTCTATTCTTTTAATTTCATCTGGAGTTAAATCTTTTGTTGATTCTCTAACTCTGCCTTCATTAGGTTCTACTCTTGTAGTATATTTTTCTCTATTTTTTTTAGCTTCTCTTTGTTTATCTATTTCAATTCTAAATGCTTTGTCTACAAACTGTTTTGTTTTTAAAGGATTTTTTTGTGTAAGTACATTAAATTCAGTTAATGAACCATCAAGTGTTCTTAACTTTCTCATACCTACAGATCTTACAGCTTCAAAAGATGAGTTAAGTCTTAGTACATAATCACCTAAAGGTTCACCTTTATTTCTACCAGGAAACAATTTACTTTCCATAGTAAATGCAGGATCATATGCTATTTGTTCTGCTAAGTTCTCTGTCTTTCTATGAAATACTTCTATCTTATCATTAACATACTTAAGAACAGGATGATCCATAAATTTAGGAGTTATAGCTTTTTCTTTTATAGTTTGTATAGTTGATACAGGTAAATCATTATATTTAGCATTACCTGCTTCATTAAACATATCTTGTTTAAATAAATCAACTGGTCTAGTATCTCTACCAAATATACCTATATTATAATCTGTATTATTATATACTACTTTACCAAATGCTTTAGCTTCATCTTTTAAATCTTTAATATGTTTTTCTACTTTAGCAGCTTGTTCTGTAGATAATAAATTATCTTGAAATTCTTTTGGTGTAGGTTTTGGTTCTTTACCTTGTGATATTAATTCTTTATTTGTTTCTTCAAACTTTAGTGCTTTGTTATGTGCTTCAAGTATTGTCTCATGTTTTCTTATAGTTACTGCAATCTTACCAATATTTTCTGCAGCTAACAGTCTAACTGGACCTAATTGATCTTCTACTTTAGATAATTGATTTAATGTTTTTTCTAACCCTTGAACTTTGTCTGTGTCTAATATTTTATTTCTACTTTTTAAAAGGCTAGGCTCCATTACAAAATCTTTTGCATCAGGTTTATTATTATCTCTTAAAACATAATAATCATTATCAACACCTTTTTTTCTATCTTTTTTATTAAAAGCTAATATTTCTGCTTTATCACCTTTATTATTATAGATAACTTCATTACCTATTTTTAATTCAACAGCATCTTTTTTTAAATTATCAAGCTCTAATCTAATTTGTTCAGATCTTTCTTTGACACTAGTTGGTTTTTCTATTTGACCTACTAATTGTTTAGCACGTACTTCATAATCAGTTAATGTTCTTTTAATAGATTTACCTTCAGCTATAGGTCCAAATGCACCTAATCCTGCCCATACAGTTGTTGCAGCTAATCTATCTTCTAGACTTGATTCCCAACCTGCACTAACAAATCCTGTAGCACCAAGTACCCCCATTCTAGGAAGTATATTTAATCTATTTGCAATTTGTAATATCTTACCAGTACCATAACCATAAGCACCTGCCATTGCAATATCATGAAACTTACCATCATCTATTTCTCTTGTAATATCTGTAAGAGCAATACCTGCAGGTAAATTTCTATTTGCTAAAGCTGTACCTAATCTACCAACACCTCTTAGTGCTTGTAATCCTTTAATTGCTGGTATGTAAGAAATAATAGCAGGGATAGCTTCACCAAAACCTGCAGCAACTTTTTCAGCAAAACCTGTTGGTTTTAACATTCTTTCATCAGGTCCAATTTTTTGTGCTACATCTTTTAAGTAATCTTCAACATGATCAAAGATACTATCTTCTGTTGGTTCAAATCCTAATGTAGTTCTTGACCAATCATAAAATCTATCTAGTCCACCAGGTATACTGCCAAGTAATTCCATTCCTGCAGATATACCACTTTTAAATCCATACTTAGCTGCACCACCAATACCTAATTTTTCTCTATTTTTTTCAGTTCTTTCTGTAAGATTAGGATCTAATGAGTTATAATCTGATCCAAATAAATTTAAATTAAAAAAGTTTTTTTCTGTAACTAATCTATCACCATAAGGATTGGTATCAATACCAGCCTTAAAATATTCCTGTAGCGATGGGTGAAGAGAATTAAACTCCTCTTCATTCAAAGTTTGAAGATCAGCCATTATTTATCCTCTTTTTTATCTTTCTTTTGAGGTAAGTCTTTAGTTTCTATAAATGATTTCTTTTCTTTCTTTGGTCTTTGTGGTGGTGATTCAATCATACCATAACCACCTAATGTAGCTAAATCCATCTCTGGATATAAGTTATTAAATATAGTTAAGAATCTACTATATAATTTATCTCCCTGATCTCCTTCTGGGAAAAAGTTTCTTTGTGGTTCTATCATTGTACCATCTGCTTTAAAGTATGGTACAAATTGATTTACGAATGCAATTGTTTCATCAGATAAAGTTTTCTTATATGTACCAAAGTTAGCTATAATATCTGTTATTGGAACTTTAGATCCAGTAGCAATAGTAACATTACCTGAATTATCTATAGTAGGTTTAAAGTCTGCTTCTGCTACAATTTTTGGAGTCTCTACAATATCTGCTTTATCAGCAACTTTAGGTGGCTCTTTACTCATTAATATACCAGATACATCAGATGCATTATTAATTGTTTCTAGTGTATTATACAATATACCATTAATTTTATTCATTGCAATATTTTGTTCTTCTGGATTTTTAGCAGCAGCTAATTGGTTAAATCCCATTGTCATTTGCATTGATGATGCTGATGCTGTATCTTGTAATATCTTATTAATAGAATTATATGTTAATGGTTTTTTAAATGCTAAAACTCTTTGACCATCAATATCATTATCAAACATTTTCTTTTGTACAAAATTTTGTCTTGCTTCTAAATCATCTGGATGTAATGCTTTTGCATTAGCATTAATAATCATTAATTGTGTAACTTGTAATAAATCTCTACCAGCTGCATCATCAGGATATGTATTTAATAATCCAAAACCTTTTGCAGTTATACTTGCACCTTTAATTTGTAAATCTGTTACAGATTCTGCTTTTGGTACTTCACCTACAGCTTTATCTATATTCATTAATAGTTTATCTGCCTTTGGCATTTTACTTATTTCAGATAATCTAGCTGCATGTTTATTTTTTTCTTCTTCAAATAAATTAGCTGATGGTACATAAGGGTTATCAATCATTACACCCTCTGGTCCAGCTTTAGCTAGTTCATATGCAAATAATTTTTGAACATCATTAAAATCTTTTTGTTCAAATATAGATCTGTTATTAGCAAATATTTTACCAACAGTTGCATCAGCAACTTGTTTTACATTTAAATTACCTTGAGGTAATATACCAAATACTTCTGGGCTACTTGCAAGTGTATTTACTAGTGAATCTCTATTTTTAAATGCTAATTCTGTTTTTGCAAACTCTGCATTATATTTATTTAATGAACTTTCAGCAACACCTTTATTAAATTCATAATCTCTTACACCTGCCTCATTTAATCCTTGTAATGCACCTAAAGTTACATCACCATATCCACTTGTTGCAAAATCTTTAAATATACCCATTCTATTCTCCTTTAGCCATTAATCCTTGTAGACCTGCCATCATATCTTCTTTTGGTAATTTTGGCACTTCAGTCATTTTTTCTTTTTGATTCATATCTAATTTTCTTTCTGCCATATCTTTAAAAAATTCTGAATCACTAGCATCACCTAAATTTACTTTTGCAGGTATCTCAGCTAGTCCTGCTTCACCAGCAATCATCATAGCAACAATAGGTTCTAATAGTTTAGCTGTATCTACTGTCCATCTACCTTCTAAAAATCCTGAGAAAGTTATAACTTTAACTAATGCTTCAATAGGAATACCCATTCTTAATAAAGTAAACATTCTTGACATGTTCTCTTCTTTCATCATACTTTCATAAACAAAATCCATTGCTTCTTCAATAGATGCAGTTTTAGGTGGATGCTCCCAAGGGTAATTACCTGGTTCATCAGTTAATGATTGGCCTGGTATTGGTGCATCAAAAATATTTACATTAGGCTCTTCATAAGTAGTAGTATCTTCTACTTTTTGATTTTTAAATTGTTCTATTAAATTTTCTAAACTAGCCATTATGATTTACCTTTAGTCATATTTTTATATCTTGATTTAGCTGCATACAAATATCTCACTAAGTTTTGTGCTTGTGCATATTTATAATAACTTTCTTCTTGTACATCAGAAAAACTAGATACACCTGCTCTTGATCTTGATGCACCTCCTATTTTATATTGACTTAAATTTTGATTTGGATTTACTAAACCCACTGGCGGTCTTTGATCCATTTTACCAGCAACTCCACTTATAGCATTTGTAACAGTTTTAACACCATCATAAATATTTTTTGCTACATCGAATGTATCACTTTTAAAAAATCCACTAACAGCTTTTACAGCTGATTTACCTATATCTAATATTGAACCAAAATCAATTGCCATTTAACCTCCTATGAAACTAATGCGATTCCAAATTTACCAAGTAATTGATACAATGCAGAAGTTTTATTTGAATCTGCTAAATCTAATTCTGTAGATCTTTCTAATGCAGCAATAGCTGTATTGTGTGCTCTGTTCTCTGCATTTTCTGCAGATGAATTTACCCAAGCTGCTTCATCTCTCCATTGTTGCCATAAAGATGATAATGCATAGTTAGATAAGTTTAATAAGTTTTGTGCATTAGTTTGATTAGCTGCGTTTACTAAAGTAGTATTAGCAGTATTAATGGTTCTTCTCCATTCTACATTTGATTGATCAATTACTCTTTGATTTTCTACATTAAATCTTTGTCTTTGATCTAATAGTTGTGCATTAAATTTATTTAATACAGAAGCTCTATCAGCGTTTGCTTTCTCAACTGATACTTGATTCTGTGCATTTAATGCTGAAATTTTGTTTGACTCTGCAGTAGAAAATTGTGTCATAGCATCTGATCTTGATGCATTTTGTTCATTTATTTGTGCAGATAAATTAGAATAAAACTGGTCTACTTGATTTTGACTAGTAGCATTAAACTGTCTAGCAGCATTTGAAGCAGCTTGATCAGATAATAAAAAACTTTGTCTTACATTTAAATTTTGTAAACTTGCCTGTTGTTTATTTGACAAGTTAGCCATGTCCATTTGAAAATAATTATTAGCGTTTGTAATAGCAGCTTGTTGTCTATTATTAAGATTTTGAAAAATCATTTGCTTATATGTTTCTGCATCTGCTTGTGCAACAGGTATAGATGCAGTTAATAAACCATCTGCTAATGCTTCTGCCATCATTGAACTACCACCTAATCCTCTAGCTTGCATAGCTGCTCTAGTTGCTTCTGCAGCTCCTCTTAAGAATGCAGGTAATGGTGTTCCTTGTGCTAATGATGTTTGAATATCTTGTGATATATTTTCTAATTGACCTCTAACTGTAGCATCTGAAGTAATAGTCCCAGTTTGTGCAGTCATTGGAGCTGTAACAGATCCTGTTTGAGCTGTCATAGTTGGAGTAGCTCCAGCTACTGTTGCTGCTGTCATACTTGCAGGTGTTGCAGTAGTAGGTCCAGCTGTAGTTGTTGCCGTGGGAGAAGTCGCTGCAGTAATAGTTGGTGTTGTACCAGCAGTTGGTGTAGCTGCTACTACTTGACCAGATAATCCAGAAGTAGCCATTGTCTCACCAGTTTGAAGTTGCTGAACAGTTGGTTTAATAACTGCTTCAGCAGGCATAGCTTTATCTGGATTAGTTAATAATGTTTCAATCTGTGTTATAACTTTACGACTTTTATCCTGCTCCTTCATAGTCGGCTGTATAGCCGCTTCAGGTAAAGTAGTAGTATTTGGTGCGTCTGTTGTTGCCATTATCTTCCTTGTCTATTATATTTTTTTGTCATTCGTTTTGTGTGTTTATTAGGTCTTTTAGAATGTCTTCTTGGACGTTTTCTAGGTTTTGGTCTTGGTGTAAAATTGAGGAATTTTATTCTTGCCATTATCTTTTAAACCAAGATGGTAATCCTAAGTGTGGTCTTTTATCAAACATGTTATCTCGTGATCCTCTAGTTTTACGATTATTGTAATGTAAAAATACTTGTATACATTCTTTGCCTTTAAATTTTTCTCTCCAATGTTCTAATTCACAACCAGAGTAAACTAACATATCTCCTTGTTTTAAATCTACTTTAACTCCTTTCTTACCAGTTTCTCCTGATGGTTCTAAATATATAGGCCAATCATCACCAGCAAGATTCATAGTAGTAGATATTTCACAACTAAATCTATCCTTATGTCTTTTAAGTTCATCACCTTTTTTATATATTCTTGCATATGTATATGCTGGATATAATTTTAATCCTGTTGCTTTTTCCATACTAGGTTGGCATTTAAGTAATAATGTTTCCATAGCCATATTAGAATACTGTGAATAGGTATTTGGTATTTGCTCATCTTTACCTTCATAATATCCTAATAAAGTTTCAAAAGGTGAGATATACCTACTCTGCACACAGGTATCATATACTTGTTTTTGCATACTAAAATAATTTGCAATAAAAGATGCTAAGTCTTTTGATATGGCTTGTCGTATAACTGTATATTTATTTTTCTTAAACGACATCTTTAGCCATCTCTTTTGGAATAGCTGTAATATTCCAATGTATAAATCTAAATGGTTCTATACCATGATCAACAGCATACTCATGTTCTAAATAACCTGGAAATATAATTAATGTTCCTGGTTTAGGTCTCATATGAAATTGCTCATGACCACCCCATACACCTTTTAAATCTGGTTTCATTTTTAATTTTGTACATCGTGCACCAGTCTTTGGTTCATGAAATACAGGATAAGAAGTCTTATCACTACATTTTAAAAAGTAAAAACCTGATACATGTTGATTCCAATGTATGTGTGCTGAATGATGACCACCACCTTTTTTAGCAAACTCTTGTACCCATAGCTCACTAAACATGGTTGTATATTGTGACATATCATAACCCTGATGATCTAGATACTCCCAAGATTTTTGACCAATATAATTTCTAAAATCTAAGAAATCATTATCAGCTGTTAATGGTGTTGAATGATATGATCTTCCAAAGTCACCAAATTCTTTTATATATTTTTTCTCTCTATTTCTAGCATCTTTAATATATTTATTGCTAGCTTTATTTAATGATTTAACAAACTCTGGTTTTTCTTCACTCCAAATAGTTGTGCTAAAATAATTATTTATATACATTATTTAAACGGCCTCCCTATATTCCATACGACTAATGAGTATCGTGTACCTGATGTTACGGGTTTTACTCTATGCCAAACGAACGAGGGAAATATTATTATTGATCCTTTGGATAAAATTTCTTTACATTGTATTCTGTGTTTTGATTCATCTCTCATGTGTGGATCATAATTTCTAAAATCAAATTCTAATTCACCACCTGTATATTCTGATCCATCCGTTAATTGACAAGTCATAGATAGTTTTCTAATACAACCATGATCTATTGCACCTGGTCTATCGTAGGGTTTATCCCAACTATCACAATGCCAATCATAATATTGGTTTAATTTATATTTTGTAAACTGACAAGATTCAGATCTTTCCCATTGAAAATTCCAACCAGCTTTTTTATTTGCTTCATGAACATAGGGATGTAATTCTTTATATATCCAAGTATCATTTAGCCAAACTAAATCAGAGTTTCTTTTTCTTTTTAAATCTAATACTTCTTGTTTATTTAATTTTTTATCACCATAACCACCTGTTCTAGCCATAACTTCTTTTTGTTGTAGTGCGTATTGTATTACTTCATCACAAAATTTAGGTGTTAATGCAGATTTAAAATACCAATAATAATTAGATATATTCATACGTTATTGTTTGAATAAAATTCAAACTATCCCCTTGTGTATTCGTTATATAATACATACATGTTGAGGGAAACATAATAAATTTATTATTTTCTAATTTAATATCCCAACTTCTACCTTTACGTCTGTTATCTTCATAATGTATTCTAACATTACAATTCTTAACTTTAACTCCATAAAGAAAAGTAAAGTCTGGTGAGTTTCTAAGATCTACTGGATCAATATTTAATAATGGAATACTAATTTCATTTGGTTTATAAATATTACCCCAAGTAGATTTATTTACTAAAGTTTGTCCATAGTTAAGATTAAAATGATCTCTTATATAAGTATTAAGCATATCCCAGTTTCTTGAAAATGGAAAAGGTGAATCTGTAATATCAGATTGTAAAATATCCGTGCTTAATTTATCTCGATCTATTTCAAAATTTTTTGGCATAGCAATGTCACCATGATACAATGCTATTTCCGACAATGTATTTTTGTTCATATACCTATCTATTATACACTCCTATTATAAAAAGTCAATGTTTTTGAGAGGTATATTTTATTATGCTTTTGAATCTGACAAGTCCCAAGATTGATTATCTTCATTCCAAGAATAACCCCATCCATGAGTATCAGCTTCATTTTGTTCTTGTTGTTCTGCAGTTAATGCTGGTGCATCACCGATTGGTGATTGCCATCTAGCATCTTCTGTGTTTTTTACCCAAGATGCATACGGTTTTTTAGGCCAAAAGATATTATTATCTTCGTCCCAAGAATAGCCTATACCAGCATAATTTCCTCTAAATGCTTTAGAGTCATCACCTGAATTATGTTTATTTTCTGATGTATTGTAAGAAGTCTGGATCCACATTTGTGCAGGCCAGTTATTATGCCTTTCCAAATACTGTTGACCAACAGCTTCATCTTCAATACCATCAGCATTAAGCATGTCTTTGTTATCAAGTGTTAATACTTGAATAACTTTACCGTTAGCTCCTAGTTTTGCAAAATGTGCCATGTTTGTTTTCTCCTATTTATTTATTTATTATTGATATCTATATCTTATTACAACTATTCCAGATCCACCTGCTGCTCCATGATTTGCAGTTGGTCCTCCTCTATTACCTGCTGCGTCACCTCCAGTTCCTGTATTAGCTCCTCCATCTGCCTGATTTGGTGCACTATCTGCTGCCCCTCTTCCACCTTGTGCATATTCTACAGGAGATGCTGTTATAGAAGTTGTTGCACCTGCAGCTCTTGGAGTAAATTGACCTGGTGCTGGATAAAGTGCAGTTGAGCCAGTTGCTGTTGCTCCACCACCGCCACCACCAGTTGTGTCTGTAGAAGCGAGTGGGGCTGGTGTATCTCCACCAGGATTTCCTTGTGATGGACTTACAGGGGGTGAGTTTCCTGTTCCACCAGAAGTTGTTTGATTATGACCAGATCCACCTCCACCCGATCCTCCATTACCACCATCTCCATTAGGGTATGAACCACCTAGTCCACCACCAGCTGATGTTATTGTTGAAAATACTGAATTACTTCCTGCAGCTGCATTCGTTGGATAAGCTCCCGTTGAACCAGCTCCACCTGCACCAACAGTTATAGGATACCCAGTAGCTGAAACAGTTATTGTTGCTGCTCCCTCTAAAGGACTAGCTGTGTATGGAGTTACTGGACTTTTTCTTTCTCTAAATCCACCTGCTCCACCTCCACCACCAACATCATAACCACCTCCGCCACCACCTGCTACGACAAGGTATGAAACTTCATTATTAAATGGTTGTAATGAAGCTGAACAAACTGTAAAAGTTCCAGGACTTGTGAATGTATGAATTTTGCAATTTCCTGAAGTTGTAATTGTTCCACCTGTTGCTGTCATAAAACTTTGTCCTGTTTCTGAATCTTCTACATTTTGTACATTTATCCAACCTTTTGTTGAATCAACATATACAAAAGTTGCTGCTTGGCCATTAACGTCTAGTATAGCATCATCTGCAATTCCACCAATTTTTTCTGAACCATTAGGACTTACTGTTAAATTATATGTTGCAAAATTTCTTGCATAATCTGAAACTGAAACAATTGCTCCAGCACTTCCTGCTGGTAAGTTCATTGTTAAAGCACTTCCAGAATTTACAAAATAACCCTCACCACTAGCTGCAGTAAATGTAGATGTTTTAATACTACTTGTTTGCCAATTAACAGAACCTTCTCTACCAAAACCTGTTTGTGTTCCATTATTTGTTATTGTTACACCTGCAGGAATAGTAAACGTATCTCCACTATCTCCAAGTGTAGTTGTTCCGCATGCTGTTTTTGGACTAATTTTATTTACTTTTAATTCACTCATATGTTACCTATTGAAATTTGTACCTTATAATTACTACACCTGAACCACCTGTCCCACCAGTAGCTGGTCCTGTTCCTCCATTATTTCCTGTTGAACCACCACCAGCACCACCACCAGTATTAGCAGTTCCGTTTTGACCATTTCCTGTTGCAGTAGAACCTGCTGCAGGACCACCTGGTCCACCACCACCTGTTCCGCCTGCACCACTTCCATTAGCACCTGTGCAACCAGTGCATTTATAAACACCACCACCACCGCCACCACCAAAAGCATTTGGTGACCCGTTAATGTTTGTTGTTGCTCCTGCTCCTCCATCACCACCTTTAACTTTAGTTGTATTTCCACCAACAGCGGTTGCTCCACCACCACCCCCACCATTATAACCACAGGTTCCAGCACAAGCACTAACAACACCATTTCCACCATTACGACCTTGAGGAGGAGATACTGCTGGAGTATTTCCACATCCACCTACTGTTCCAGCGGATACAGTTGAATATGATCCACCACCTCCTGATCCTCCAGGACGACCACTAGTAGATGAATTATGAGAACTTGCGCCACCACCTCCAGCTGATGTAATAGTTGAAAATATAGTATTTGAACCACTTGATGCAGGTGTTTCTCCTGCTGCTGGGGCATTTGCTCCACCAGCACCTATTGTAATTGGAAATCCTGTTGCTGTAACTGGTAATCCTGTTGTAGCTAAAGGAGATGCTGTAAAAGTACAAAAAGTTGATTTACCTTCTCTAAAACCTCCAGCTCCACCACCTGCTCCAGATGCATAGTTACCATTTGGTCGATTAGCTCCACCACCACCTCCACCAGCTGCTACTACCATATATGAAATTGTATTTGAACCTGAACTATTACCTGCGTTTGATACACAAAATGTGCCTGGACTTGTAAATGTATGAACTTTAAAATTTGTACAAACTGTTGTTACTGTTCCGCCTGTTGCTGCAATAAAAGCAGGTACTTGTCCAGCTGTTGAATATTCATTACTATGCACTGATCTCCAACCTATCGTTGAATCTATGTACACAAAAGTTATTCCTAAACCTTCAGTTCTTAAAATAACTGTTGCACCTGCAGCACCACCATTAATTTTTTCTGAACCATTTGGATCAATTGTTAAATTATTATCATCAAAAGTATTTCTATAATCTTGTATTGAAACTATTGCACCAGCAGATCCTGCTGGTAAATCTACTTCAAAACCACCACTATTTGTATCACAAAAATAACCTTTTCCATTTTCAGCTGTAAATGTAGATGTTTTAATATCTCCTGTTTGCCAATCAACAGTTCCTGTTCTACCAAAACCAGATTGTGATGCACCTGATGCAAGAGTAACTGTATCACCACTTGCACCTAAAGTTATTGTGTTGCCAGACTCTTTTATAATGTCTGCTCCACATGTATTTTGTATTGTATTTACTTTAATTGTACTTGTCATATGTTACCTATTGAAATTTGTATCTTATTATTACTATGCCTGAACCACCTGCTGCTCCTGATCCAGTATAAGCACCTCCACCTCCACCACCAGTATTTACAGTTCCTGCAACTGCCGCTGGAGTACCTGGAGATGTGCCACCATTACCGCCACCACCTGATCCACCATTACCTACAGTTGCTCCACCTGCACCTCCTCCACCACCAGAAAACACTGTTGGTGTTCCATTAATACTTGTCGTTGCTCCTGCTCCACCATTTCCTCCTGCATTAGGTGCTGGTGTACAAGATCCACCTATTCCAGCAACAGTAGCACCACCTGCACCTCCACCAGCTGCAGCTCCAGTTCTTCCAGATCCACCATCTTTTCCTTGAGGAGGACTTACAGGAGGTGTGTTTCCTGTTCCTCCAGGTTGTCCAGGATGTGGAGCACTAGTGGGAGCACCTCCTCCACCACCAGATCCACCTGGATTACCGCTTGCAATACTTGGACCATATCCACCGCCTCCACCACCGCCAGCCGATGTTATTGTTGAGAATATTGAATTAGATCCTGAGCACCCTCTTGGTGCTGCACCGCCACCTGCCCCAACTGTAATAGGATAACCTGTAGCTGTAACTGGTAGACCTGCTGGTGCATTTAAAGGTGAAACTGTGTAAGAACAAGTAGGGGTTCTACCTTCTCTAAAACCTCCTGCACCACCTCCGCCAAATCCACCACCACCTGCACCTCCTGCAACTACCATATAAGATACTGTATTTGAGCCTGATGAATTACCTGCATTTGTTACCGTAAATGTTCCAGGTCCTGTAAATGTGTGAACTTTAAAATTTGTACAAACTGTTGTAACTGTCCCACCTGTGGCTGTTACGAACGAAGGTCTTGGTAAATCTGCATCTGTAGCGGCTTCAACAATTTGCCAACCTTGTGTTGCATCTCCATATACTAAAGTCCCTGCCTGACCTTCAACTTCGACTACTGGATTAAGTGTACCACCTATAATATTAGATCCATTTCTATTAACTGTTAAGTTATTAGTATCAAAAGTTCCTGCATAATCTTTAAAAGCAACTATGTCCCCTACACTTGGTGATGCAGGAAGAGTCATTGTAATAGCTCCACTAGTTGTATTTATAAAATAACCTTCACCACTAACTGCTGTAAAATCACCTGTTTTAATACTTGTCTGCCAATTGACTGATCCTGATCTACCAAAACCAGATTGTGATGCACCACTTGCTAAAGTTACCGTATCACCAGAAGCACCTAGTGTTAAAGTAGTTCCGCATTGTGGTTCAATTGTATTTACTTCTATTTTACTCATTATACTATTACCAATGTTCCAGAAACTGTAACAGTTGCAGCAAATGCTACTGGTCCTGCTAATACTGCGTTTCCTTCAATTAACATATTTTCATCCATCGTTGATGCATGTTCAAATACATCCTCAGATGCAGGCTTATCGCCTATATATAAAACTCCGTTTATTGTTGCCGCCATGTTACCTCTCTATAATTATTATGTACTAATGCTGTCTACAACACTGCACCAAACATCAACACTACTCGCTGCAGATGAAATACCTTTTAATATATCTCCATTTTGTAATACGATTTTAGCTCCACCATTAACTAGTTCTACAGAACTTGCTGGCGGTATACTTAAATCTTTTACAAGATATCTTGTTGTTGATCCGCTTTCACTTACAAATATACTACATGTTACTGTTGATGTAGTAATGTTAGCTAATCTTAAGCCAACAATTGCATCATCAGAGTTTGATGTAAATATTGTAGTGTTTGAGTTTGTTATCTGTGCACCATTTGATTCAAAATCTTGAGCCATTTATCCTCCTGTTATAATGCAATTGCCATTGCTGTTGCAAAACCTTTTGTTGCAAAACCTGCATTAGCATCTACTAATGTTATTAATCTTGATAATGCTGCTTTTCTATTTGTTCCACCTGCACCATCATCAACTATAATTAAATCTGATGTAGTTAAATCAGCACCAATATCTGTTCCACCATCTATTTCTAATGCTGCTAAATCTACTTTACCTGCTGTACTAATTGTAGATAATTTACTATCAGGAATACTTCCAGCTAATTTTGAAGCTGCAATAGATCCAGCTAACATATCATTTGATACTGAACCAGTATCTCCTGTTCCAACTAGTGTACCAGTTGCTACAGGTAATGTTAAAATTGCTGAACTAGCTGCTGAGTGTGGTTGTGCTTGCAATGTTTGTGCATGAGCATTTCCAGACTCACAATAAAATTTAACTTTAGCAACACTACCAGTTCCAGTTTTTAATTCAATTAAACCATCACTTACTTCTGTACCATCAAGATTAACTATACCAGATCCATTAGGTATAATATCAATATTTGCGTTTGATGTTGAAACAATATCTTGACCATTAACATCTAAATTACCACCAAGTTGTGGCGTAGTATCCTCTACAACATTTGATATTGCTGAAGATGTAGCAAGTCCAGATACTAATGTTGATCTAGAAATTTTTTTAAGACCACCACCTGAAGTATCTACTGCTAATAAAACATCGTCTGCTGCAACTGTAGATATTTCTGATAATGATCCTACTGCTACAGAATTAAAATGTGTACCATCTGCAATTAATAAATTACCTGCAGTATTAGTTCCCATAGTAATATCATCACCAGTAACTGTAATATCTCCAGTTATAATAGCATTACCATCAATAGTTAAATCACCTGAACTATTTAATTTTAATCCATTTCCTGAACCAACAGTTCCACCCGATTTAATTACTAAATTATCTGAATCTGAATCATCTACTGCAAAGTGAAACTTATCTGCACCTTGTGTATCTAATATAATTGCAGGATCTCCTGATGCTACATCTATTTCTATATTACCTGTAAAAGTATTTGCACCTGATAAAGAAGCAAATAAAGAAGTAACATTAGTGCCACCAATAGTTATTGCATCAGCCTCTACTGTCCCATCAAAAAATGCATCTTTAAATTCTAAACTAGATGTTCCTAAATCAATATCATTATCAGTTATAGGAACAATCGCACCATCTTGTATTCTTAATTGTTGTACAGATGATGAGGATACATTTACATAAAATTCTAAATGATTATTAGTTGAATCTACTAATACTCTGTTTAAAGTATTAGAATCTCTAATAGATGTTACAGGCCCACCTTCACCCGCAGTTCCATCATGCGTGTGTCCTGTTGTTGCATTAAAAGATGCTAATAATTGGTTAAACTCATCATTAGAATGAGCTGCAAGTATAGTATCTCCTGTTGTAAATGTGGATTGTCGTGCTGAATATCCTGCCATTATCTTCTTCCTCCTGGGGTAAATTCTAATTGAAAGCCTTTAACTGAAAATGAATCTGCACTATTTTGATCATCTATTTGTAATGCAACTGCAAAACCAGATCCTTCAATACTTTGTCTTAATAGTGGTACACCTGATGCATCATATAGAGAACCGCCATAAGAAGCAGCTCCATATTGACCAGCACCACCTGCATTTGGTAAACTTATCTTTGCAGGCTGTGGGCTATTTTGATCATCATAATCATATCTTAATGCTAAACTTGCATCAATAGTAGAGCCTTCACCTTGATAGTTAAGATTAACTCTTTGCATATATTTTCTTAATCCTGGATCACCCATTACCATATCTGGTGATCTATATACTGCTTGAATTGTATTATTTGCAGATCCTGCAGCAAATGTATTTCCTGTTTCCATTTTATAAAGAAAACCATCAAATCCACCAAATACTTGTGTCTCAACATTACTTATAAAATCAGAATCTGTACATGCTGGTTTAATACCAACCATATCTGCATATTCAAATCCAATAGATCCTACATTAGGATTATTTTTTAATACACCAATAATACCTTTTGATGAACCTTGTGATCCACCTGTAGTTGGATAAAATATTCTGTATTGTGACTTAGATCTAATAACTAATGATGATATTCTATTTAATCCTATTTCATCAATTCTAGATTGTATTTGTCTAGATATAGATCCAAGTTCAACGTCACCAATTCTAGCTGTACCAGCAATAGTTCTTAATCCATCTGGTGCTAAAAATATAACATCACCACCAATCTCTTGAATGCTACCACCATCTCTACATCCAATATTTCTTGTAACTTCTTGTACAGCAAAGTTTGTTTTTGATGTTCCAGTTAATTTATAAATTCTATCAGTGCAAAATATAATTAATTCATTTCTAAATACTCTCATTCCAACTACACTTGAGTCAACTACAAATGAACCTGCACCACTAGCTGATGTAAAATTATCTTCTTCAAAAGGTACACTAAATAAAATTTCTTGTGAATTAGATGCACCAGCATAAAACATATGGTTTTGAAATGCTTTTACAAATTTAGGATTAGTAGGTGCTGTTCCACCACCAGTTGCATTTACTACATCAACTGCAAAACTAGTATTAATTATTTGTGCAGGTGAATGACCTGTTGCTATAATTAATTTATCTGTACCATTAAAATTAAATTTTTCAAAATCATATGCTTGAGTTGAAGTTCCTAATCCAGTTGTTAATGATGTAAAACTTCCTGATGTAGTTCCTCTATGTATATCACCACCTCTAGCTACAATTACTTGACCATTAAATATAATAGAACAATCTACAATTAAACTAGTATTACTAGATCCTTGTGGTATTTGTGTTGTATTATATAAAGCTGTTCCACTAACACGTCTATAACCACCTTTAATATCTGGTTCAAAATTTTGTAATATTAATGCTTCTCCAGGTTGCATAGAGAATACATCTTTATTAAGTGTTAATCCTCCTGAACAACTAACAACAAATGGAGATATTAAGTCTGTAGCTGGCATATTATTCCTCTAAAAATTCTTTTATTTCTTCTTTAGTAGCTGGATTTTTTTTACTACCTATAGTTTTAAATAGTGGATCATTTATAATTTTTTCTATTTCTATAGATTCACCCATCATGTTTGCTAAATTTTGTTTTTTCTTTAAAACTACTTTTTGTTTTTTAGTTAATTTAGCTATCATCATATCTTCTTGTTTTTTATCTTTATCAGATTTATAGCTTACATTATCTTGAACTTTTTTATTTTCTTCTCTAATAGACATTAATTTATAGTTCCTCCAATAGTAGTAGAAATACTTTCTGCTATTACATCTGATCTCATATAATCAGCTTTAGTTGCGTAATCTGTTTTTAATAATCTTAATTTTCTTTGATAGTCTCTATCTGCTAATTGTGCATGTTGTGGATCTGATCTTAGCATGTATGTATAATATTTAGCTCTATCAACAATTAATGATCTAAATCTATCTGGTAAACTCATATTATCTCCATGTGCAGATAAATCTGTATGAGTAGTATAGTAATCATAATTAACTGTATAATCACTTTTATCAGGTCTTGGACTTACACCAAAAGCAGTATAGCTTGGTAATCTATAAACATATTGTGGAATAGCGTATTGCCCACTACTATTTGTATCATCAATATCTTTTCTAGTTTGTAAAAAACTATCATAAGATAAATAACTTAATTTTCTTGGTGAAAAATCACTTCTACATATTCTAATATAATCAACATCTAATTGCACACCATCTGATTCTACATAGATGTATGATATTTGTGCTGTAGCTGTAAATGTAGTATTTAATATAGCACCTTCTCTAAAATTAGTTACAGCTTGTGTAGTATTTAAATTTTGTGTTCCACCTGCAGATGTTCCTACTCTAACAATTAATCCACTTGATGAACTGTTGGGACTTAAAACTCTAAGTTGTAATTTATAAGTTTTATTTACTACAGTATTAATAGCTTGATATGCTGCTGCATCATTTAAATTTAATCTACCATTACCACTTGTTGTATGTGATGGTGATCCATCTCCAGTTGTCCAATTACTTATATCAGATGCAAACTCTCCATTAGTTACTAATTCTTTTGGTCTTAATGTAAAAGAATCAAAATCAACTCTACGCATATCAGCTGGAAAATCATATTCATTATCTCCAATTATTAAATCTTGACTTGCTCTTGTAAATAAAACAGGTATTTCAGCACTCTCATTATAGATATCATGAATACCTTTATTAATAAAATCTTTTACAGCTGTTTGTATTCCACGACTAGAACTAAATGTGCCAGAGGTTAGCTCTGTCTCATTTAATTCTCTTAGTACGCTGTTAGTTAATGTAAGATAAGTAGTAGCCATGGTTCTCCTAAAAGATCAAGGGGGGATTGCTCCCCCCAAGATATATATTAATTATGCAAATGTTGCAGTCATTGAGTCTCCGTCAACGTCTGTGCCATCTTTATCTAATGACATCATAGTTGCCCAAACTCTAACTTTACCATTTATTGCTCCAGTTGCGATAGTCAATCTGATATCATCACCAGATGAATATGCTTCAGGTGCAACTAACAACGTTTGTTGACCAGTACTAGTTGGTGCTACTTCGTTAACGTATTGATCTGGATCTCCAGAATCTCCGATAGCGATTGTACCACTGTTTCCAGCAGTATCAGCAACCAACACATCAACACCCGCTGATAATACTAAAGTATTAGCTGGGATGCCGATAACGTCAAAAGTGTCTCCACTTGCCGCTGTTGTTGTAGCAGTAAAGTCTATAATTTCTGACATAACTCTTAGCTTGTCAGAAGACGCTTTTAATATTCTATTTGAATTAGAATTATTATAATTAGCCATTGTCTATATCCTCCCTACTATTATAAAGTTACAACGCCAGATCTTACACCTTCGTCTCTAAGGATTTTTCTTCCGTAGACGTGTAAGCCTCTAACGATGTCTGCGAATGAATCAGGGTCTCTGATTAATTCAGTTTTTGCTATGTGGTTAGCTGTTGCTACAGCTGACATATGTCCATATAAGAAAATATGTTCTGTTGAACCAGATGCAGTTCCGAATACATGGTTTGCAGCATCACTAGCACCACCATTTACGATAGCATTAGTTGTGTACATGTTGAAACCAAATAATGGTCTGTCAGTCACTAAACCATTTCTGATTTGTGATGTAGAACCATCATTCATTACTGATTGATCCATTAGTTTTCCAGTCGCAATTCTAAGATTTTCATAGAATTTTGGTGGAGCAACTAACCATCTGTTTTCTTCTGGTACGTCATTCTTATCAAGAACAGTCTTAGCTTGTGATACAATTTTAGCTAAAGTGTCACCATCTGATCCACCAGTTGCTGGTGAGCCATCAGTTCCTGTGTTAGAATCTGTTGACGCATTGTCATAGATAAACTTAAGCACATTGTAGTCGTAAGACTTCTTAAGTGAATATGCACCTGAAGAGGTTGCAAGAGCTTCAAAGTTTACATGAGATTGTCTTTCTTCAATATCATCTACTTTAAAAGCAAAGTATGAACCTTGATCTACTACCAAAGTTAATTGATCGTCAGCTAAATCTTGTGTAGATACAGCTGTTCCTCTCGCATAATCTTGGACAGTGATTGTCGGCTCTTTTATTATTTTAACTGTGTCGCCAAAATTTTCAATTTCTCCAGCATAATCAGTGTTAGTAATATCTTCTACCACTGATGCTCTTCTGAAGAATTTTTGAACCTTCTGACTAAAAATTTGTGGAGTAAAATTACCTGAAGGTAAGTTTGTATATCCACCAGCACTACCAAAAGCCATGGTTGTACCCTCCTATTAGTTAGTTAGATTGTTTAACGTTGTTCAATCCTACCTTCTAAACGAGCAAGGTCTATTTCTTTTTCAAATTTTTCAAACTCGTGAGCTTTCAATTTAGAAATTTCACTTGTTGTCCAAATCTTTTTCTTTGGTGCATCAGACTCAGTACTTTTTCTTGTTTTAGAAATTACTTTAGCAGCTTCTTTTTTAACTTCTGTTTCCTGTTTTTTAGTTAGTTTACTTTGACCACTATCCATTTTATATAGATCAATAGCCCTAGCAGCTAACTGTGCATTAGATGTATTTTCATACAACCAACTTTGTATTACAGGATCTTGTTTACTTGCCCATTCATGAAATGCATCTTGTGAACGTATTTCACTAAAGTCTGGGTGAAGTTTTAAAAGTTCCACTTCAGCTTTTTCTTTTGCAATCTGTTCTTGCTGGACTTGAAGATTTTTAAACTTATCTTCAATTTCTGCAGTTCGAGTAGTTGCTTTGTTCATTGCAATGGTTTCAACCATTTCATAAACATCAGGGTACTCTTTTCTCCATGCCTCTAATTCTTCTTTAGATTTAGGTGGCACAAATTGCTTAGTACTTGATTCTAATTGACCACGCAAAGTACGAACTTCGTCCTTGTGTTTATTAACAGTAGAATCATAGTGTCTTTTCAAATCGTCATAACGTTTCTTAAAGACACGATCTTCAGCATTAGCAGGGCGTTCAGCGATAGGAGTAGCCTCTTTACCTGTTTGATCTGCAGTCTCTTCAGATGCATCGGTGTCCTTCTGTTCGGTTTCTGCGGTTGCCTTTTCTTTTTGTTCCCTTTGAAATTTAGCTAATTCACCTTTAGCAAATGCTTCGACTTCGGCATCTTCTTCACCTCTATCTTTTTTATAAGGATTTACATTAGGTACTTTAACTTTAGTTTCTTCAGAAACTTTTTTGTTTTCTTCTTCCATTATTTTTACTCCTTTGAGTTGAGTGCCTTATGGATAAGGGTAGCTCCTAAACTTTCATAGTTTGTGGGCTAGTCATTAAACCCTGACTAGGTGGCACATTATTGTTTCCTTCTCTTTGTTCTTGAACCATGTTCATAAAACTTTGAACTGATCCAAATCTGTTTACAATACGACTTACAGGTACACTTACTGTTGATTCTTGGATTCCAAGATCAGGAAATAAGTCACCTCCAAATACTTTATTTAAAACAGTTTTAAGAGATGGTGTTAAATGAATATTTAAAATTCGTTTATCATCATCTCTCAAATTTGATAAATCTGGTTTCATAGCAACTGGACTATCACCTTGAGTAACTTTTTTTTCTACTGGTTTTTTTTCTTCTACTTTTGGTGTAGGCATTTTTAATGGTGCTGGCATAGCAGCTTTTTTATTCATTATACCAGTAGTAGTAAATGCTGTTTGATTAGTTATTGGTTGTCCTCTATAATCTATTGCCATAATTAATATCCTCCAGCTCCTGCTGCTTCATCATCTGCTGCTTGCGATGCTGCTGCATCTGCTGCTGATTGACCACCAGCATGACCTCCACCTCCTTGATTACCACCATCACCATGTAGTGATTGCCCTATTTGATTTTGAACTTCTGCGAATGCTTTATTTTTTTGAGTATTAGTTGTAGAATCATATGCACCTTCACTTGCTTCTGCAATAACTCCTGTTGTAGAAAATTTAGAACCATATGCTGCCTCATAACCCATACCTGGTTTTGAAACATCACCTTCTTGTAAATCTGCACCAAATCCTGTATAATTGTACATTGGATCTTTTGGATTATAATAATCATCTAGCATTTTTTCACTTGCAAAATTAGCTATAGTGCCTAAAAATCCAAAAGGTGTAAAAACACTTATTGCAAGTTTAGCAACTGTTGGCATATTTGCATATTTAAAAGCAGCAAGTTTAGCTTTTTCAGTAAAAGTTAAACCACCAATTATATTTCCTTTATCATCTTTAGCAGCAAGAGTTTCAAAACTATCATCTTTAATTCCTATATCTACATCAGAATCATTATCTTTTATAAATTGATTTAAATATATTAATTGATTTTCATAATCAAATGTATCTTGACCTGTAGGAGTAAAACTATAATCCGTACTTACTGATCTAACTGGTGCATACGGATCAATATCAAACTTACCTGTAATAGCAGGTTTACTTGCAACTTTGTTTTCTACTAAACTGGCATTACCAGCACTATCATAACTTAGTGAAAACTGTGTTGCCATTTATTTTTCTTTATTGCGTTTGTTTGTTTCTGGTAAAGTCAGGATCTGTCGCACTAAAGCCAGTTTCCCCTGGCATCGGAATATCGCCTGTTCCGATGTTGCCACCTCCATTTCCAGTTGGATCTGTTGCCGAAGCTCCTGTAGGTACTGGTCCAGTCTGTCCCATTTGACTTTGTCCTCCAGCAGCGGCTGTATTGTTTTGATTTCCATTTGCCATTCCCATTATTTGTGCATAGATAGCTGCTTTCTCTGGATCATTAATTAGTTGATCAGGATCAATATCTAATGCTTTTGCTATTTCTCTTAAACACGTATGCCATCTTACAAAAGGTGCAAGTGCAGGATTAGCTGCAGTTTGCATAAATGTCATGAGTCTTTGTGATCTAACTTCTTTCTGCATTAATGATGATGTTCCTCTTGCTTTAATTTCAAGATCACCTTTAATGTGTGGTATATCTGCATTAAATTGCATATTCCAATAGTAGAAATTATCTCCTAGGGGCTTTAGTAAATAATCATCAATATTTTTAATAACTGTTTTAATACTTAATGCTGCTGCTCCCATTAGCATTGACATACCTGAAGCTGTTCTAGTTGTAGATTGAACTCCAGTTGTACCATGTGAGTATGATGGAATACCAGTTGCTTCATCAGCTAACTGTCTAAATCTATCAAACATCATCATGTTTTCTTGTGTACTATTAGGAAACTTTACTGTATTAATAGCAGTTCCTGGTTGACCACTTTGTCTTCTAAATATTTTACCAGGAAAAATTTTCATATCTTGACCAGGTGCTAATAATGTTTCATCAACATCAAAAACTAAATTACCTGATAATGCCAAATTATCTATAGCCATTCTAGCATGACCATTCATAATTTGTTGTGAGTCTTCCATATTTTCTGGAACACCTACACCAAAAAATTGATATGGATTTAATTCATATGGTACAACCATAAAAGGTAATCTAGTTGGTGTAAATGGATTTTCTACCATTCTTAAAACTTTATTACCACAAATCCAAGCATTAACTTGTATAACACTTTTATCAGATTCTATACCACACATCTTAGCCATTTCATTATCTAAGATACCCCAGTATTCTAAAACTTCAAATCTATTTTTATAAATAGTTTCTACAGTTTCCCTATTGTATAAAGAAGATTCATATCCTCTTACTTGATAGTTAGGACCTTCTTCTAAACAATGATCAATCATTTCTTCATCAAAGAATGGCATCTTTCTTAAATCAGAAAACTGCTGTCTATTTAATGAATGTCTTTGAATTACATAATCACAATCATTTATATTTGTAGCATTTGGATCTGGATATAAATCCCAGCATGATACAGCTTCTATCTTTGGAACTGATTTAATTTTTTTAATATGTATTGAATCACCTTCATCTGTTTCTTCAAAAGCATGATATGATTTATCAAAAGTAAATGGACCTTTTAATACTCCAGTTCCTAATAAACATTGTTCAAAAAATACATGTCTTAAAGTTGTAATAGCACTAGATTCTTCTAGTTGATCATGAATTAATTTTTCTAAATTCTTTGCTGCTATTTCTGCAGGTTCTATTTGTGGCTCTCCTGCATTTGCTGGTCCTTCATCAAAACCTACATTTCTATATTCTCGTGCAAGATTCTGCATTAACATATCTGCAGTTGCACCAGGAGGTATTTCTCTACCATCACCTTTAAAACCGTAAGGATCCATTTGAGCTTGCGGTTGTTGTTGCTGAGGCTGTTTCTGTTTTAAGTGTGCATATTCTGCAATCTCTTCAGGAACAGGTGTTGGATGAATACCTAAAGGAAACTTACCACCAGAAAATAAAACTTCTATAATTTGACCAAACGCAGCTAGGACTTTAGTCTTAGTTATTTTAACAAAGACTCTAGACTTTTCATTAGATCTAAAAGCCATTTCAGGACCATATAATCCTCTATAGTTACGATAAGCCTTCAACCATCTTTTCTCATCATATATTCTTGATGTTTCTGATTGTTGAAATTTTTCTCTTATATGTCCAACTATAGGAGATGAATCACTGACTTGATCAGTAGATTTTTTATCTTCCTCGTGATATTCCATTTAAATTAGTAATCTCTTTCTTCAGCCATTCTAAAGATTGCTGGATCTACTTTTGATTTAGATTTACCTTTAGCATCATTACCATCACCACTTGTAGCTCCTTGCTTAACTTTTGAGTTAGCATCTATTGCTAGTGGTTCATTTGGTTTTTTTGCTACATCAGGTGCAAGTTCTCCGTGCATATATCTTTTTAACATAGTTATATCTCCCTGTATTAACATTTACGTTTTTTTCTTTTTAGTTTTCTTACGATTTTTTTTATTATATTTTTTCTTTTTTGTGCCTGCATAGACAACAGGTATATAATTGCTCTTGGGCCCAAGACTCATTAGTAATCTTTTTCATCAGCCATTCTAAACAAAGACTCTTGAACATGTTCAGAACCTGATTTAGTAGGCACATCTTGATCATACTGAAAAGGCTCACCCTTTCTTCTGTTATGCTTTGAAAAGTCAAGATTCATTGATTCTCTGTTAGGTTGTTTACCTTCAGTTGCATCACTGAATTGTCCTTGCTTTACTTTAGCTTTTGGATCAAATTTAGTTTCCATTGTGTTCTCCTGTTATATTTTTATTTTCTTAATCTTTAATATATTTTTAGTTGGTATTGTAGTATGACCGCCACCTTCTTTTATTTCTCCGCTTGATTCAAAATTAAAATCAGACATTAAGATTGTAACTTTATCATCTTGCTTCATAAGCCAACCAACTGTACAACAGATAGCTGTAGTTGATTTTTTTATATCAGGTATACTAACCCAAATCGAATCAGCAACGATATCTTCCCACCAAGCGATTACTAAATCGTATGGAAAAATTCTTTTATTTACTTCTGGAAGTTTTCTTTTTGACACCTTTTAATTTACCAGAGTTTTCCATTGCATAAAAAATAGATTGGCCTTTTTTCTTGCCATATCTTTTTTCCATATCTTTTTTAATTTTTTTACCTTTTGTATTTAATGGCATTAATATCCAAATTTTGTATCTTGTGGTTGAAAATCTTCAGAAGGTCTTCTAAACCTTGCTGCGTATTTAGGATGTAATGGTCTACTCATACACCCATATCTTAATGCATCATATGCGTGATCTTCTGCATTTGTATCAACATCCTCAGGATTTTTATCATCCGTTGGTAAAGCACTTAAAGTTCGTATAAGATTTTTACAAGTAGCAAATACTCTAATACCTGGATTATTATCCACAACTTTTAATCTTTTATGAATTTCAAGTTTTCCGTTAATTCTACTTTTAGGTGATCTATCTGATGGTCTCCATCTACAACCATTTTGTATCATAGTCTCTGCAATACTTGGACCAACATCACCTCTCTTTGCCCATGTACTAACATCTAATACACCATAATGTACATACTCATTATTTTCTAAAGCAAGTACTTGTCTAGCGAACTGATCTGCTGTAACTTTTTTGGTATACAATTCTCTATAGATCCAGAGATTGTTATCATAATCAACAGCAAACCAAAGCACACAAGCAGGAGAAGAATAACCCCAGTCAGCAGCACGAAATTTATACCAACCTTTAGGTATTTCAAAAGGTTCGACACAATGTACTGTTTTTGAAAATTCTGGAAAAGCTGAATCTTCATAAGCATCCCAATCTCCATCTAAAAACTGTTTACGTTGTACTTCTGGTAAAGATGCCAACATAATGTAATAATCATCTGTTTGCATCAGATAAGGGTTATCTTGTAACTTAGCTGGGATAAACTTCCTAGTAATATACTTTTTACCTTTGGGTGTATCTATCCCTACATCAAAAGCTGTATTTGGTTCTGCTGGTTCTACAAACATTTCTCTTACCCATTGTGAACCAACGTTGCCTGGATTACCTGTTGATCTCATATACACAGGTATCTCTGGGTCTACAGATCGTAATGATGACCTTAAAAAATTATATATATCTGGCGAAGGATATTGTGGAAGTTCGTCTATTCCTATCCATGTGTAAGATTGACCTTGGTATCGCAAAACGTCTGTCATGTTCTCTGCGTATCCGAACTCTATCTTTGCTCCCGATGGGAATCGCCACTCTTTTTCTTGCTCTCTCCATTTTGCTCCTGGAAATGCTTTTGAGTATAATAGCTGAGACTTTTGAATTAAGTCTCTTAACTCTGGCATTGTCCGCCTTATTAGGAGTGCTCGATGATGAGCTTTGGAACAATATCGAAGCGGATCAACTAGCATCGCATATGATTTACCACCGCCTCTTGCTCCACCATAAAAAACTTCTCTTTCAGAAGCTGCAAGAAATTGTGTCTGTGGACCTGTATTAGGTTTAAAGATCACCTCTTGCTGATTTATGTGCTCTTGTATTGTTTTAGGAGCACTCTCGATTTGATCTTCCGTAAGTAGTTGTGTGTCTTTACCCTGTAAAGATTTATCTATAGTTAACAGTTTATTTTTAATATTTTCTGCTGACCGTTTGGCAGATCTTAAAGATTGTTCTGCCTTTGCAACTTTCTTACGACTGCGAGCTAGAATCTGTTGTGTTGACTTTTTGGCTTTCTGTTGAACTACTTTCTTGGGCTTCGGTGGTTCCACTTCGTTCAAGTCTTTTTTTAAGTCCGACATGTGATATGTATCTTCCTGTTTTTCTATGTAGCCATTTAGCCGTTTCTCTTAATGAACAAGTTTTTAAATAATCCCCTGCTTGTCTAAGAGCATCTAATTCTTCTTTAATAGGTTCTATATAATCTGGGTCTTGAGATTGTTTAAAACCAAAGGGTATTGTTCTTGCCCTTTTTTTAATTTTTATTGATTCCACTTATTATTATTTTGTACTTTTATCTTTAGCCTTTCCAAATGAAAATTGTTTTTTAATTTTTAAATAGCCTTCTCCTTCAGAAGATATACCCATACCAATTTTTGTATTACCATTTAATTCTTTTTCATATGTTATATTAGGATCTATATATGACTTATCTTTTTCATGGCGAAAATAACTAATTTTAAATGTGCCTGGTTTAGATTCAGGTACATTTGAATAATTTTTTTTTCTTTCTGAATCTTCTTTAGTCATTTTTAGGAGTATCCTTTGCTGGTAATATAAATATTCCATGCATTGCTTTCATGTTAATATCCAGTTGTTCTTTCTTACCTAAACCTACTCTGTCTAAAATTTGTGTGGCAGCCGCTAAACGAATATTGGAGTGTGGTGTGGTCCCGTCTTCGTCTAGTAAGTCTGTAAGACGTGTGGCTGCCTTAGCGGAATGTGTGGATAGGTGGTTTTCCGCTAATTCTAAAATCTCTTTTTTTAAATTACGTACTACCTTTGGATAACTATGAGCTGAGTATCCTGCTAGCTCTGCTGCGTATTTTGGGTTTCCTTTTGCTTCCCCGAACAATACGTCTAGAAATTTTTCCTGCATATCTGTCAAGTTTCTCTTTTGAGTTTTTGTTATAGTAGAATCCGTGATTTGCATTTATTAACTCCATGATTTCTTTAAACGGTAGTTTTCTAGCCGATAAAGATATCTGTCTGACTTTGTGTATCTTGTTTTTCATCACCCATTTGAGGAACTTTCATTGGTTGTTCCTTTTCTACTGGTTTTTTATTTTCAAATGCCATTAGTTCTGGCTTTTGTTCCATATTTAGTTGTATTGATCTAAATAAATTTGGTTCTACGTAGTCTTCTCTGGGTGTAGGTATAGAAATAGGTTTCATTGGAGCCATATCTTTGATTCCAAATTTAACCTTTTCAAATAAATTCTCTGTTTTTTCAACATTTGCTAGTTTTTTGTCGCTAACTGCGAATGAACCAGCTCCTGTTCTTAAATAACTTGGTATGTTTCCTTCAAATTTCATAATTTTAGTGGGAATACCTAGGTATATTCCCGTTAATATAAATCAGTGATGACCCTGTTTGTAAGTTCACTTAATGCGTGTGTGTCCCTTTGATTTATATTTGGTTTATTTTTATATTATAACCACGTATTGCAATTTTGTCAATAGTTTTTTTTAATTATTTTAAATTTTTTTTAATTTGTGCTTGACAAAATTGATAAGGGGGTGTATAATATTACATGGGAACCCCCTGGGGGGCCTTTACGCATATACTATGGATATTTGTACAAATCGTATATAGGGTATATAGGGTATTCCTAGGAATATTGTCGGAATATTTAGCCCTAAAATATGGCCCCGAGGTATGGTTTACATCAACTTTGGGAATTTTCTGGTAACTGGGTATATAGAATAGGATATACCCCCCATGGCACACGCCTAGGGTGTATCTGGAAAATTTTTTGGGGATAATTTGAGAATCCCTTGGGATTCCTTATAACTTTAGGGGGTCTTAGGGGGGATTTTTTAAATACCCCCTAAAAAAATTTTAAAAAAAAT